ACCATAACGTGTTTCAGAGCCAAAGCGATATTGGTCGGATAAAGAATCCGTTTCAAAAAAGCGATAAGTCATTAATGATTGATTAGGCACCATGAACACTTCTTCATCAACAAAAAATTCAGAATATGATGGCGTACCTTGAAAACTTGAACTTTCTTTAAAAATAATTGAATCAACACCCAAAACATTCTGTTCTGGTAATGTTACTGAAAAGAATGGCTCAATATCATTTTCAGTAATTGACTTAGAATAAATTTTAGTCACGCCAGCCGACACAATAGTTGTCTTTGAAACAATATAAGAATTGATTTGACCGTTAGAATTACGCTTTGCTGTATATGTACGGTTCGAAATACCATCGTTATTGAACTGTTCAGCAAAATTAACATCTTCAGTCAATTCGAATTTATAAGTACTATTACCAACAACGCTGCCTCGTTTTACGATTGGTGCATAATTCCAATCTGGGATACTTATATTAGTCGTATCGCAAGGAAGCGTACAAGAAAGAGTAACTTCACATACGGCTGCTTTAGGACCTGGGATTTTAATATTATTTAACTTAGCAACATTCACAATAGAAGATTTCAATGAAGCACTGTCTATTTGTGTTTCATTGAAAACTCTGTCAGTATGATAAGACAAATCATCACCAACCGCACTAACAAGGTCAATTATCCAAGAACCGACTGAATTATCATCAAAATTATCATTAAGTTCTGGATAGAATTCTTTGCTTAACCGTTTTAATTCGGCTTTTATTGATTCAAAATCTCTCGCATTATAATTGATTTTCTTAGTACTCATATTCCGTTATATTTTAACTATAAATGTATCATTATTTGAAGTAATACCATCATTCACGCTGTAATCAACTTTCACGTACACCGTATTTGTATCAAAACTCTCAACTTCTATGTTTGTGATAGTTACATTGTTTAAATATTTATGTACGCACTCAACGCATTCATTTTTTACTTCAGTCAAAGTCGTATTATCATCAGGGGCAAAAATGAATTTAATTAAATTCGTGCCAAATTCGGGGTCTCTTATTTTTTGTCCTTTTGGAGTCAATATAAGATGGGTTATTACACTACGTGCTTTATCTTTTTGGGTTTTATTGCTATCAAAAAAGGAATTTTCGTCGCTTTCTGTTTTGAATGGAAAAGCAATCCCATAATATTGTGTTTTACTCATTTTATATTTTTTATTATAAATATATCATACATAAATTATAGCGTTTTTTTTAAAAATATAAAGGCTATAAAACGATAAAATGCAATCATTTTTTGACTGCATTTTATCGTTAATCAAGTTCAGAATATATATCTGATGCCCTAAACGCTTTCACTAAGATTTCTTTTACTTTATTTGGATTCAAATTCTGAAGAAGTTCTTCCATTTCATCCCCAATTATGTTTGCAATACTGACAGCAACGATTTCGTCAAAATTGTTGGCGTTTTTATTTTTCAAATGCATAATCGCATTGTCAATTTCAATTGTATGCTGTTGATAAAAAGAATTAAACAGTTTAACGATTTTTCTTAAAACATTATCATTCTTAGTATAATCATCAATTGCTTCAGTAATAATTGTTCGGATTATTCTTTTGTCAAATCTCATATCCTAATTAACTTTTATTCTTTAAGGTATCAATTACATTATTTTTTGACAATAATTCAACATCTGTCGGTACAATATCATAAAACATATTACCAAGTTGAACCATATTTTTAGTTTTCTTATCGATTGCATCATATAGCAAATCACTAGTACGAGTCTTCTTTTTCGGAGTTTCTTCTTCTATTGGTGCAGGAACTAAATCAGCCATCTTTATAAAAAAATTATTTATTATTTTAAATTAATCAAATACAAATGCTGACCAACCGCAACTAAAGCATGAGTATTTACATTACCATAAGTGTCGATATTATTATGTATCATTCGGTAAATATTGAGATAATCATTAATTGTTCTTGGCAAACCACAATTTAAGTCTTTAATATCATATCGTCCCCTTATATTGGCAAGACGATAGCCGCCTTGATTATTCGGAACCAAATGACGGACAACTTCTTGACGCAATCTTGGATTATTACCATTCATCAGCATTTGACCGATTTCTTCAGATGCGGCTTGCTTTAAATTAGTAAAGTTAAGTTGATTAAGACCGTCACGGTTTTTCATAACATATTCAGAAGACGGTTTTTCGATATTGCGATTGCCATTATGAATGGTAGGATTGGTAGCATTTGCATGACCACTACCGAACATCGTCGAAGCTGCGATACCAGCGGCACCAAGAAGATTTGACAATCGTCCTTCATCTTCTTCATTTTCGCAAAGATATCTTCTATCCAACATTTCATTCAACACTTCATCTACAGTCTGTCTAATAATTCTTTTTTGATGTTCGTTTATCATTGTATATATTATTTTTTTACTTATTTAATTTCATCATTCTATTATAAATATTATTAAACTCCTCATTTAGTAGATTTTGAGTCGTTTTTAAAATATGTTTATTTTCTAAGATGAAACCATTCGAAATCAATAAATTGACTATTCTTTTACTTTCATTTATTGAATAATTTTTAGATAAAACTGAATATAAATCTTGAATTAAACGATAATATGAATAGGCATCTTTTGAACTAAGATTCATATCCGAATTTGAACGCCAATATTGAGTTCCGATTGAGTTTGGCAAATGCAGCAAGGAAGCCAATGACCCGACAATTGAACTTGCATGAGATTGTATGTCATATTCGTCAATATTAGGGTTATATTTGGTTATTAATCCAGCAACAGTATTAAATAACGCCTTACCAAATTGTTTAACGTCTGTGTTATCAGAGTCAATCAAAGTCATCATATTATTCGACTTGCAAAAATTAAACAGATTGGAACTTAATGTCTGAATACTTTGTTCTGGTAATTCCATTGGTGCTTTTTCAATGCCATTTTGACTTAAATAAGCATCTTCAAATTTTTGTGCAGCCGTATTTAATTCAGCAGTAATATTACTACTCAGACCCATTTCTTTGACAAATAAATCTTCTTTACCTTCGATTACATAAGTATCAGTAAGGTCATAGCCTTTTCCATTAAAATAATCCCTTTTACCGCCTTTTAATTTCTGTGCTTGATAATATGCTGCATTATTGATTTGCGAGCCTAATTTCGCTGCCATATCGCCCGACACGAAGCCATTATCAGCAGCAGCCTTATCTACAGTTTTTTTGTCAACGCCTACATTTCTTGGGCAACGGTAATAAATAGGTTCAGCATCATCTTTTACAAGACGGTTAAATTTTCTCCATTGCATTTCGCTTGTTACATAAACAGCATCTGGTTTTTGTGACAAAATTTCCAAAATATTACTTTTTGATAATTGTGTACCAAAACGGAAATAATGTTCATCGGTTGTTTCATAACTTAAAAAAATACGCTGCAAAACTTTATTGTCTAAATTAGACAAAATTTGGCTCCAAGTGTCACCAATTTTCTCATGTGAACTTTCAGCCTCTTCATCTGACGTATAGTTATAATATTGCTGTATTAAATTTTCGGGAATATCAAATAAAGAATCTTCATCATAACTATTTAATGTAACAATCACATCTTGATTGATTGTCTCACCTTTTTGATTTCGTAAAGTTCTTGTTTGTTTTTGCTTAAAGTTACCTGATTCTTTAATGATTTTAACTAATTCTTGCGATAATTCATCATTTTCAAGAAAAGTTATGAAATCATTTTCTTTATCAAATGGAATTTGTAAATAAAGTTGCTTATTTGTGAAACCATTTCTTTTTCCAACAACACTTGTCTTAGCAATAAAAATATCTCCATTTGAATGTGACAACAGATTTAATTTCTTCGCTAAGTCATCAATATTAGTATAATTTAAATTCTTAAAATATATTATAACCCCATTGTCATCAATACCGCCATTCCATACGGTTATTTTTCTTTTTTCGCGTTCAGATACTCTTGGGTTGTATTTATATGCCATATTTTATTGATTTATATAATAATAAATATAGGTTAAACAGTAAATCCTTACCATTTAACCTATACCATTTAAAATTACGCTTCTAATGGTTTCCACTCGCCATCAGAATTTTTCTTATAAATCGTTTGATTTGAACTACCTCTAAAAAGTAATTTCTTGGATGCTTTGTCTTGTATGAAACGTCCGTCAACAAAATAATCACAAAGATTTATGATTTCTTTCTTTTCATCATCCAATTCTTTAAAATAATATCCGCTCCATAACCATATATCCTTAGTCGGAAACTTTTCTTTTACCTCTTTTATAAAATTAAGCATTTCTTGATGGTCTTGCTGCAAAGGTTCGCCACCCAAAATAGAAAGTCCTTTTATTTGAGGCTTTGATAAGTTATCAAAAATAATTTGTTTAGCACTTTCATTAAATGTTTTTCCTTTGGAAAAGTCCCATATTTCTGAGTTAAAGCATCCTTTACACATATGAGTACACCCTGTAAAGAAAATTGTCACTCTAATGCCATAACCATTCAAAACATCGTATGTTTTTATTGCTTCGTAATTCATTTTTAATAAATTTTATATATAAAATTAAAGCAAGGATAATTAAACCCTTGCTTTTTACATTTTTATTTTGTTAAGATTACTTTACTGAAATTGAATCAGCACGGAAAGTCTTAAACAACTTCGAAAGGTTCAATGATGCCTTTCTTGCGCGCACTCCTGCTGCCTTATTTCCCTTCTCAACCAATGCATCTGCATTAATCTTAAACTGATTCATTTCATTTACAATCTCGTCCAAAAGTTTCTTCAAATCTTCCATAATGTTCTATTTTAAATTTATTATTACTTTAACAATGCAAATATATCTATAAAAATATTATATAACAATTTTTTATGTATATTTTTTTTAATGAAGATGTAATTTTCTATTGACAATCTCCAAAGTCTTACCTTTATTCCAAGTTGTCGTGCCAATATAACCACAAGTACGACGGCATATTGTTAATTTCTTGATGTCACGACATCCGCATTCTGGGCAATACCATTCATCAGTTTCTTGGTCATATTCAAGTTCACCTTCATATCCACATTCAGCGCAATGGTCTCCGCTTCGAGTATTGATTTCGCCATAAATCAGATGGTCATACATAAAATCAATAATTTCGCTTAGTGCATCAAGATTATTTGTCATATCAGGAACCTCAACATAACTAATAGCACCACCTTTTGAATGTTTTTGGAATTCTGACTCAAAAGCAATTTTGCTAAATGCGTCCATTTCTTCGGTTACTGACACATGGTAAGAATTTGTAAACCATTCTTTATCCGTAATATCTGGAATTGAACCAAAGCGGTTTCTTGTTTTTTCAGCAAACTTGTAACACAATGATTCAGCAGGAGTTGAATACAATGAACAACCGTCAAGGCCTTCAATTTCTCGCCAACTGATTGCTGTGTCTTCCAAATATTTGATAACTCTCAAAGCAAATTCTTTTCCAATCGGATTTGTATGAGAAACACCCTTCATAGCCTTTGTCATTTCATAAATTCCAATGAAACCTAATGAAATTGAACTGTAGCCACCTCTCAGCAAAGGCAAAATTGGTTCATTTGGCTTTAGTCTTCCTAACGCTCCATGCTGCCAATGTAACGGTGAAACATTAGAAGTTGCGATTTTCAGCATTGAGTCCTTAATCAAAAGAGCCTCTTTACATAATTCAAGTCTTTCTTTCAAAATCTTCCAGAATTTGTCTTCATCACCCTTTGCTGACAATGCTGCATCTACCAAGTTGATTGTAACAACACCACGGTTGAAACGTCCGTAAAATTTATAGTTGCCATTTTCATCCTTCCAAGGTGACAAGAATGAACGGCATCCCATACAAGGGAATACTTGACCTTCATAATTTTCACGCATCATCTTAGCGGAAATATAATCTGGATTCATTCGTTTTGCTGTTGTCTTAATCGCCAAATCGGTCAAATAACGGTATTCTGAATCTTTCTTGATATTATTTTCATCAAGAACATAAAGCAATTTAGGAAATGTTGGAGTTACATATATGCCATGTTCGTTTTTGATACCTTTCAATCGTAATTTCAACATTTCCTCAATCAACATAGCAGTTTCTTTAATATATTCAGGTTTTTCGTTCAAATACATAAAGATTGAAACGAAAGGTGTTTGACCGTTTGTTGATTGGAAAGTCAATTCTTGATACTGAATAGTTTGAACGCAGTCTACGATTTCTTCACGAGTTCGTTTTTCTGCCAATTCCTTTAATTCCTTATCATCAATCTTACCCGAAAGTTCATCTTGATACTTACGATACCATTTTTCATAAGATACTCTTACATACGGAGCCAAATGAGCAATTGAGAATGTCTGACCACCATGCTGATTACTTGCAACGCCTAATGAAATCTGTGTAGCAAGTGTTGCTGCGGTACGCAATGAACGTGGAGTGTCAATTTGATTGCCTTGAACAACAGTACCATTTGAAAATTGGTCTTCCAAATTGATAAGACAGCAATTAAGGTCTCCAGGATGTATCAAATAGTCAGTATCATGTATATGAATCAAGCCATTAAGGTGAGCATTTAAGATATGAGTCGGAAGCAATTTTCGTTCAACGTAACTACGAGATTCAACACCAGCAATCAAATCTCTTTGTACAGCAATGATTTCGCCTCTCTTATTTGCGTTTTCATCAAGAACAGCAACATTTGTACCTCGAATAACACCATCGATATCGCTATCAATAACACTACTTTGATTTTTGTAGGCTTTAATCATTTTGTATTTTTCGTAGGCTGCTGCGGTAACATCTTGACCGTATTCTCGCAATTTGTTAAGGACAAATTTATCAACATCGGAAGCCTTGACTTTTTCTTTTTTCAAGAATTTATCTTCAGCATCTTTTGTAATAACTTCGGCAAGACGGACATTATAAAGTCCACTACCCAATTTCATTGCGCTTTTAATCGCCTTCAGAATTTTCTTCGAATCAAATTCCTCAATACTACCATTATTTTTTATTAATTCAACCATTTTTTAAAAATTTATAAATTAGTTTTTATAAATATAAAAAACAAATAAAAAATTGGCTATCATTAAAAAAATTGATAGCCAATTAAAAAAAGTTTTATTTTAATTTCTTATCATTTTTTTCTTTCACTTGTTCATAAATTTCAACTAACGCTTTCGTCTGAGCATTATCAATCATTTGCTTATGTTCTGTCAAACTAATTGGCTGCGTACCACCGAAGTCATCATCAACCACTTCTGTAGACATAAAGCAAATACCGTTATTGAATCGTATGTTTTTCCAAGCATTACCAGCGCCTCCTGCTCTATTTTTCAACAAAGCCAAAGTTGCACGATTTAGTGGAACATCGACCGTTACGTCTCTTGCGACGGACAAAACGATATGAGCAATCTGAATCAATGAAAACGAACCACCACTTTGGTTCATTCCTACAATTTCAGACGTAACGGAATCTTTAGTACCTTGAAGAGGAACCCATATAGCAATGTTTAATTCTGCTGCCATAGATTCAATTTTACGCATCACTTTTTCTTGTCTATCCCATTTTGAATCGCCACTAGTATCTTTAAGACTAAGACAACCAAAATAGTCAATAATTACCATATCAGGTCTAAAACCGCTATTAATTAGTTTTTTCAAATAATTTTTAATATCAGTAACAGTTCTTTCTCCCGATGGATAACGTTTAAGACGGATATTACTATCAAGCATTTGATGCACATTGGCAGGTAGATTTTCAATACGTTTAAACGCAGTTTCTCTACCATATTTGGTTGACAAATCTTTTGACTCAATTTTTTCGTCATAATCCAACGAAATTGTACGAGCAATATGTTTGCGTGTAATTGCACCTACAGTATCCTCAAAAAAGATTTGAACAACTTTATAGCCATTGTAATTATTTTGACTTGATGGATAAGTTGCTGCATAATTAGCAATCGCCGTAGTCAATGATGTTTTACCGAAAGAACTTGGACCAATAATAACTCCCAATTCTCCCTTTCCAAGTCCTCCACTCAAACAGTCATCCAATTCACCGATACCTGTCGGAATTGAAATTCTTGCATCTTCAGAAAGGACTTTATTCAAATCATCAAAAATGCCGACTCCCAAATCATCATCTTCAAGATTAATATTTACTGCTTCACTAAACAGGTTTTCCAATTGGTGACAAATTGTAGGGTTAATTCCTTGACCACACATTTCCAAGGTTTTATTTGCCACCTTAATCATGTTTTGTTGTTTAAAAAATCTAAGGGCTAAATCACTAATGTAATCAACGCCCTCACATGAGCAATTTTTAACTTTATCTAAGGTACTTACATATAATTCTCTTGTTATATCGTCCTTTGCGATTTCACGCAAATTCATATCACAAATTGAATAAGACGGTACTAGGCCAAAAACACGATAATAATCTTTTATTGCACCAACAATTACCTTTAAGTTGGCATTCGTGAACATATTTTGGTCAAGAATTTTATATACCTTTGAAAAAAAATGATTATCTTCTAATAAGATATGAACTAATTTAAACTGAAAATCTTCACCTAAATAACCTAAATCGTGATTTTTATTACTATTATTATTGTAAAAATTACTCATTATTTTTTAAACTATTAAATACACAACTAATAATTTTATTTATTATTAATAAGAAATTTTTAAATCCAACTTATGTTCTAGGTATTTTCGATATCGAATTTCTGTTTCTTCGGCTACAGAATTTAACAGTAGTATCAATAATGTAAGATGTCAAATCGTTCTTGTCGTTAATCATCGACTTCAATACATACATTTCTTGCGGTAAACGTCCCTTATTTGCTTCAAAATAATCGTTTTTGTTGTAATTAAACGTCTCACCGTATCTTGTTGTAAACTTAATAATACGATTTGTCAAGTCAACATGCTCTCTGACACTCTTAGGATATACGCTAGCATCAAAAATTCGCTCATATACAACGTGCTTATTATCTCTCATACTAAACTTGAAATAGCAAGCAAATGAGCCTGGTTTCACGCTTGGGTTGCTATATTCCTCGGTATCGCAATAATACCATGCATGAACACGACTTTTTGACTCTAAATCCCTCTTAATAGCCTCAACAAAAGAATTTGCTAATTCAGTAAACTCTTTTCGATAGAAACTTCCTTCGAAATAGTTAGGAATTTGAAAATTTCTTATACAAATCGGTGATTCAACACCAGATTCGTCAACAATCGTTAAAACAAACTCAAATCTACCCTCGGTATAAGAATTTGTCTTCTGAGATTTAATTTCAGGCATTTTATTTTAAAATTTAAAAGTTAAACAATAAACAATTTCAAAACAAAAATACCCATTTTATTGTCAAACGTCAACTTTCTTCATAATTTTTTGCAAATTTTTTTTCTGTTTCTATTAATGCGTTAAAAGGACTAAAAAAAGTACTAAATTGATTTTCCGAATACAACTGTTCCAAACGGTATTTCGTAACAATTGAATACAGATGATTATATGTGCGTCCTTCTTCATCAATAGGCGCATACATATAGGAATCAAGCAATTCTTTTGCTTTTTCAGTCAATAAAGGTTCAGATAAATCAATAATTGACTTATTAATTTCGTAAATTTTATCACCTTGACAACCATCAGTAACTCCATTTACGATATTTTCAGTAGATTGCAACGGCTTTTTCTTATTATTTTTCCTCTCTTCTATCATTTTTTTAGAAAGGTCAATTATTTCATTAATTGACATCTTTTTCTCCTTTGCTTCGGGAAATAATTCAAAGAAAGTCTTCTCACCTACACCCTTTATACCTTTAATATTATCACTTGAATCACCTGTAAAAATCTTTTTTAATACCACATTCTCGTGGGTATAACCCATAATTTCCTTATGATTTTGAGGGGTTACAAACTTTTTTAAATCAACTAAATAAACGCAAACATCGTCTTTAATCAACTGTGTAAGGTCTCGGTCGCTACTGATAATGACTATTTTTTCATTCGGCTTCTTATTTTTGACATAATATGCAATCAAATCATCGCCTTCAACATCATCGATAGCATCACTAAAGATATTTCGAATGAACAAATCTTCATTTATTTGACAAATAATATCCCTTTGATGCTGAAATATTTCATCTTCAGTTTCCTTAACCTTTTTCTTTTCTTTGATTTGTTTATTTCTTCGTTTATTAGCGCTATAAGCAAGCACTCGTTTCACATAATTATCCAATTCCTTATAATAATCACTTGTAGGTTCAGAATTATAGTTCTTCCCACGATTAGCCTTATAATCTGGATATAGATATGCTCTTAACTGCCCACTATTATTGCCATCCCAAAATGAATAGCAAAAATTAAAGTTTCTCATCTTTAAAATATTGGCGATTCTAATATAATAATTAATTATACCGCCATATTCTTCACCATAAGAATTGACTAACTTGTTTACAAGAGAATTCTTCAATAAAGAATTAGAATCTATAATTAAAGTTAATATACTATTTTCCTCTTTTATATTATACGTGGTTTTAATATTGTTCCTAATATTTTGTTTCATACTCCAATTTTTTTGCAAAAATAAAAAATATATTTTATAAATAAAAGTTTTTGAAGAATAATATTTATATAATAATAAATAATTCTTTTTTTTAATATGAGTGATTTTAATCAATATTACAGTTCTGTAGATGGCGTAAAAGAAAAAGAAGGATTTAAGTTTTCACAAGCCAACGAAACTTTAATCAACACTCTTCGTCCGTTGCCAAAAAGTACCGATTCTTCATATGTAAAGGAATATAATGATTATTATATTCCAATGGTAGAACCAACTACTAATGAAACAGGACAAGGAGACGATTAAGACTAATAAAAAAAGGTGGATTTAATTTCCACCTTTTTTTATATTTATTCACTTTCTACTTCACATTCGCTATATTCGAAATTATCATTTTCGCTAAAATCAATTTCATTGTTTGCTTTTAGTTTCAAACGTTCGATTAATGTCTTTATGTATTGCTTCTTGTATGAATCCATATCATCTGGGTCCCACAAACCATTATGAACGCAAGCCAATGTACTAACATTAGTTGTTAAATTATAAGGTGACGGAAGATGATTTTTCTCGACTGAGATTTTAGTAATTACACCATAATCCATTGTTTCACCCTTAGATGTAACTGACAACTTCTTAATTGAAGCGGTTTTTTTACCACCCATATGCAGAATCAAACGAGAATTATAGAAAATACACTCTCCACCTTTCAATTTAATTGACGGCAAATTGTTAGTTGCGTTCATGCTGTCATTCCAAATCTTATTTACGCAGACAAAAGTATTTGTGTACGGATAATTAACCTTTCGAGAATTTGGAATACGATTACCTAACAAATTGCTAAAATGTTGCTGAATTGCACCAGCATCATACATGTTATTCATAGTTGAAGTAACAGACTTGAAAGAAGGAATCGAACCAACTGAGTCCCAAATGAAACAAATTGGCATTGGTAATTCGCCATTTTCTTGCTTATCCAACATTTCATTCATTGACTTTGCGATATCTTCGATAACCGCTTGTGTTCTTACCTTAGAAGTCTGTTTTCCTGTTGAATAATCCCAACTGCCGTAAACTTGGGCAAGAATACTACTATCAAAATAAATAAAATCTCCGCTGTAATTAACAACTTTCTTTTCTTTGATTACTTCTCCAGTTTCCTCATCAACATATTCTTCTTCTTGATATTCAGGAACTGCTTGCATACCGCATTCAATAGCGTGTTCAAAGTTAAAGTTGTTTTCGGTTTCATAGATAATTGGAAGAATACCTTGTCTTTGACAAGCGGCAATCAAACAATATTTTAGAGTTGATTTACCTGTGTTACTCCAACCTCGGATTACGCTACAATAACCCATTGGAAAACCTGGTAGATTAATTGCCTTTTCAAAAGCCGATGGCATAATGATAAACTCCATTTGCTTATCAGCAATCTCAACTTTATTAAAACCTAAATTGTTTTTAAAATCACTAATTGAAAAAGGTAGTTTTGATTTTTCAGAAACATTTTTTTTAATCGATTGTTTAGGCATGTCTATTTAAATAAAAAATTAATAAAAAAATTAATAACTCAAATGATAATGATAAGAACTTCTACGTATTCGTAAAAGTCCTTATCACAGTTTACTATTTATGATATGATTGTAGTAGGTTAATACGGTAAAGGATTCTGTCCCACATTATTTGGGTAATAAGGTGGTTGAGGAATGTTCATCGGTGCTGACGCAGGAATTGGTGGATTAGGAGGCGTAGGCTGATAAGGCTGATTTACGCCGACCTGATTAAAATTCTGCTGATATTGATTAACGACTGTTTGGTTCGTTTCCATTGCAGTCCTCAATTCATTGTTACTTTCAACATATTGTTCCTCTTTTGCGACATATCGATTCAATGTTTTGTCAAAAATAGGAGTTTTCTTTTGAATTCCTATAATTTCAACATATTCAGAAGGCTTAACACTGAATATTTCATTCATTGGGTGAACATCATTAATCCATTTCCAACCAATTTCAAGATTTTCATGAAGTGGTTTTTGTGTGCCTTCGCTTATCGTATAGTTTACTTTTCCATCATTGCCTCTTGTTGCACAAATAATAATATCTTTTCCTTGGGTTAAGTCAAAAATATTTACATTGTCTTTTTGCAAGCAAAGATTAGCCAAGGTTTGAATCTTGTCATAGATTCCTTCTCCTTTCCGATTATTATTAAAACGGAAATATTTAACGCCTTCATTTTCATGGTCTCTATCAATCAGTCTGACAACCCATTGTTCTTTTGATTGATATTTCATGATATTATCATGTATTGCCTTCGCTTGTATTGCCATAGTAGTTTTGCGTTCAGCGACAGGAATTTTATTATATTCACCCCATAGTGCCTGTTCCATTAAACAATAAGGACAACGATTGTCACCAAGCGAATCATTTTTATTATTGCAAAGCAATCTGATAATATAATTATTCGTATAATCTTGCTTTACAAGGTTAAACTTTTTAGCAATATCATCATTTACCTCAACATTGTGATAATGAATCTTCTTAAAGAAAGACATGTGTTCGAAATCATTATCAAATGGCAATAGCCTTACAGTAAAATACTTAGATTTTTCTTGTGAGGCAAGAAAGGCATTAAACCAATTCACCTTTGGAGCATTAGAATTACTGTTATAAACTTGATTAATGTTTACTGTTGGATAATTTGTTGTTACTAAACTCATAAAAAACTTAAATATTTAAAAACTTATTTTTATTAAAACTTAATTGTTTAAAACTCCAATACAAAATTAGCCATATTTTTTTAAAAAGACCAATTTTTTATTAAACTTTTTTTGAAAATTATTTAAATGTATTTCTTAATGTTTCTCTCATTTTATCCTCATATGAAAGACCTTGCTCTAAACTTTGATGTATTTCATCTGGATTATAAGATTCGACATCTTTTTCTGTTATGTCAAAATTTTTCTTATTTGAGCCATCGTCAATTGTTACATCATAGCCATTTTTCTTGGTTGCTTTAGCCCAATAGTCAGCAGGAGTTTCAGTGTAAGGACCGCTAAATCCGATAGTACGAAGTTCTAACTTTTCGTTTTGCGTCGGATTACGTTTCATGAATTCCGCTTTGAAATCTTCAAGGTTAGATTCATTTTGTTCTAATTTCTTTGCGACATCTTGAAATGCATCAAATAACTGTGTTAGTTTATTGTCAACCTTCTCAATGTATTTACCAACTTTATTGACTTTGGTATTCATTGTTTCTTGGGCATCAGTCAAATCTTCGACATCAAGGTAATCATTATCTTCATCACCTTCATCGCCCATAGGCATATCACCCATGTCACCCATAGGATTCATGCCATCCATCGATTCATCACCCATAGGTGGAGCAGCATCCATAGGTGGATTACCACCATCAGCACCGCCATCCATAGGATTCATATCGTTAGGCATTCCTCCGTTTCCGTTATCTTGCCCTTGACCTTGGCTTGGTGGCATTGGACTTCCATTCATTTGCCCATCGTCAGGAAAATTTGGCTGAGAACCGTCATTTGGTTCTTGATTGTCATCATCCTCTTCCAATGTTTGCATAACATTAGTCCATTCACAAAGTTGTACTAAATCTTCATCTATATATTTTGACATATTAATCTCTCAATAATTCTTTATTATCTTCAGTTATAATTCTCTTGTCAATAACTTCAATCAAACCGTCTGATTTGGTAGAAATTCGCTTCACACTATTTTTGCTATCTTTCATCTGATTGATTTCTTGTTGAAGCATTTCTATTTTAGCATTTAAATTTTCCATATTATTCTTTACTTTTTTTCTTACGTTTATTTTTTACTGTTGTTTCAGTTTCTTGAACGATTTCTTCGTTATTCTCGCTATTATCGTTATTTATATCGTTTGAATTTGAAGCAGTTTCTTCATTTGAAACAATTTCTTCTACCTTTTCAACAGTTTCCTTTGCATCTTCTACCACAGTAGGAGTTGATTCTATTTTACAAGGGAAAAATATTATTTTACGTTTTGCGCTCGGTTTCTTTGGTTTTTTACGCAACTTTTCATTATGCAATTTTTTTATAATAGCCATATTTAAAAACAATTTATTTATTATAAATATTTTTATTAAACAAAAATTGAGACATATCATCAAATTTTATGATTGAATAGATTTTTAAAAGACCGTTTTTAACCGTCAATAACTTGTTTCGGTATTTCTCCCAATCAATTTGATAATTTTTTGAATTGGTTATTTCACCATCATTTTCATTTTTAATCAATTGGTTCAAAGCATTTATGCTGAATATTGATTTGTTTTTCGTATGGAAGATATTTGCATTTGGCAAATTTTTGATGAAATAATCTTTATTATCAGTTGGAAATGAAACCAAATATTCTTCATCATTTTCCAAAATTTGATAAATATTGACAAATTTTAAATTTATGTTATACTTTTCTTTGAGTTGTCCTAAAAATGACAGAATACTTCTCTTAGAGACAAAAACGGCAATTAAAACAAATTTCTTAATCATTGATGTTTTTTATTAATGATAACGCATATGCGCCAATATATCTTTTCTCAATAACGATTTTTTTGATTTCGGGATATTTATCTAGGAAATTATCATTAGTTTCAATAATATTATTTTTATTTTTATATAAAATTTTAAAAATTTTTTTAATATTAATATTAAAATATTTTATAATATTTATTGAAATTCCAATTATATAATTTTCATAATAAATATAAATCATATTATTATATATATAAATATATTTATTATAATTATTATTAATTATATTAATTAAATTTTTAAGTTTATTATATTTTATTAAAATTATATTAATATAATAATAATTAATATTATTTAATAAATTATTAATGACAAATTCATTGAATTTTTGAATATCAACGATATATTCATCACGTCTTTCATTGATACCAAAAGTCCAATATATATTTTTTTCACCAATAATTTTCTTTTCAAGGATATTACATTTATCCCCAAAAATTTCCTTTGCATGATAATAGCCGACAATAAGGATTGGTTTATCCTTGTCTTCGACATCATCAAATTTTTCCAAAACTTTTACGAACGGATTACTTTGTAAATCACTATTCGTTATAATATAACCAAAACATTCCATAATTGCTGCAAAATTAGTAAAAAAATAATAAAAGCAAACAAAAAATGAGTGAATTTATTATTTCCACTCATTTTTTTGATTAAACAGTTCAATCATTGCCTATTTTTATGCCTCCAAATTGCAAAAGGACGTGATTTGTCATTATAACACCATGCTGTTGAACAAGGAAAATCTGATATCCATTTTCCATTGTAATAAATTTGGATATGACCAATTGCAGAGTTCTTTTTGTTTGGCACTTTTCCTGCAATGACAGAAATGTCTCCATTTTGAGGCTTAAAAGTCGAAAATTCACGTTGTGTACCTTCAAAAACTTTCCTAAAACCCCATTTTTCCATATGATGATAATAAGATGATGCGTATATTGGATGGCCTTTCAACTGAAGATTACCACCATTTTCATTTTCTATTGCATTTCTTACATATGTTGCGCATTTATGGAGACTTTTAGCCTTCATATGGTTTGCAGCATATTTTGCACATTTTTCAGCATAAAAAACCGTACTCATTACTTAGTATTATACTCATATTTATCATTATTTTTACCACTAATCGCTCCTGTTGAACTTACTCGGCTACAACTTTCAAGCGTAATATTAGCATTTAAAACATTTTTCACTATTACAGTCCAATTTTTTGGATTTTTGCTGATAATTGTTGAAAAATTTAAACATTCTGACGATATTCGCTTTAAATTACTTTCATTATCATATTTCTTTAAGATAGATTTTTTAAATTTAGTCGGAATGTTGTTTGAATCGCCGTTTATTACAAACGGAAGTACCTTACCGTTAACAATTACGGTTATTTCTTTCTTAGCATTCTTTCCTCTAACCACATTTATCTGTGTCGGTAAACTATCATTACTTAAAGAAGATGTTACATATTGTATTTTTTCGCAATAATCATAGTAAGTATTCACTAAAATATCAAATAATTGAGCCATTTGCTCACCATTTTTTGCCGTAAAAACCATTACATTGCCATTTTTCTTAAATGCAAGATTTTCAATATGAATATTTTTTGAATAATTACACGTTTGCTTAATTGCTTCCAAGAAAGCATTATCTTCGTTTTTGGTATTGTCTGATTTTTTAGGCTGTGGTTTCCAATATTTCATTTTTTTGCCGTTCAGCATACCGCTAACGAATACGTGTGCAGTATTATTCTTAGCATCCGCTTGAAATGCGTAATTTGCATAATGCCAAGGCGAACGTTGACCGTTATTATAATTGTTTATATCACCGCTTGACACTTCCAAATTAGTTCGTGGACGATATGTAATATCATAGCCTAATGTAGAGCAATACCCATCGATTTCTTGCGCATCGGACATTTCAACACGTTTAGTTGATGAACGGCCATCTATTTTACCGTTATTGTATTTATTCAATGGTCTTTTAACATAAGCCTCTTTATTAACAATAACGCTTGCACTTTTTGAAAATACGTCCTTTGCAATATTTCTCGCTTTTTCAATTTCACTATTATTGCCTTCAAATTTCACCAATCCTCGTATGTCATGATGCTGTGGTAAGAATACTTTAGTAAGATTCTGTTTTTGCTTTATCCATTTATTATAGATAACAACTGCGACTCCATACGCTGCGGTTTCTCCATACGTTGATGGTGGATTTTCTGCCAAAATTGTCGCTGTAATCAAATCCAAAATTGTATTGATTCGTTTATTAGCCATTGAAACTTGCCATTTTCCGTGCTTTTTAGCGTAATCGTTGACAGACATATTCAATTCAGCATTAGACATTTTTATGCCGTCTCCTTCAGGTAATTCTGGTGAAAAGAATTTGTAGGTACAATTATTGTCGCAATCAGCAACTTCTGCTTCATCTTCTTCTACGCTTTCAGCCTCTTCAATTGTATCTGAAGTATTAACCCAATAATCGGAAATTTTAGGTGTCTGTACTGCTGCCATTTTAACGCCAACAATATTTGTAACCATATTTCCAGGTTCAATATGATGGGTTACTTTTTCAATCAAATAAGCACCTCTAAACATCGGCACGTTGTTTAACTGAAAATACATTAACGGCTGTATATAAGCATCACCCATCATTCTGATATTACAAGTATATGATTGGTTAGAATATACTGTATATAAATCTTGTCCTAAGAACAATATTTGCCTTGGTTTTTCGCCTTCTCCAGCATTTTCGTTATTCTGCGACATTGAGTTCATACTTCCAATCATAAATTCAGCCTTTATAGACTGCTCAGTAACCAATGGTTTTTCCATTCCGACTTCAATGCTATTGAAATAAGATTGGTTCTGCATTCCGTAAGTAACTCCAAACGCAGGAATCATTGGCGATTTGTCGCTTATTTTCTTAGAAGAGATTGCTTTTGGAACTGGGATAACGCTACTGTCAATATCAAAGCCATCACTATTGAAACTACCTTCAGTTTCATTTAAATTCATAGATGGTGCATAATTATACAATAGCACAAAATGAGGGTGCGTACCAATTTCATCAAAATTTATTTCTGAAAATGGTATTGCCTTGAATAAATTTTCAATCTTGCGGTATTCTTTTGAATCAGTATCATTATGCAATGAAATGAAATTTTGAACCGTTTGAAGATTAAATTCTGACCTTGCGGTTATTTTCGACAAGAACGACAATAATTGATAGCCATCATTAGATTGTGAATATATTATTTCAGAAGCAAATAAATCTAAGTTTATCAAGATATCACTTGCATCGTTATAATAGCAATCGATGAAATGCCAATTTGGAATAAAGAAATTCTCCAAATCCCAATAGTTTTCATCACTTGCACATAACCAAGTATCATATAGCGTTTTAAAATAACGATAAAGGCTTATTTTAATGTGCTTACTTGTGTTTAATTGATTATATGACATATCAGTGTTCGATGACGTTGTTGCTGTGAGATTTGCACTTTCTTTTCTCAACTTTTCACAAAATGCTGCAATATAAATTTTAGTGTTATTTTGATTAAGTCGATATTCATAACAGTTTTTATTTGTTGCTGTCTTTGAACGATTGAAACCACAAGGGTTGTTTTTGATAATTAAATATGGAGTCAATACCTCTGATACCAAAAAGTCATTAATAGATGAATTTTCATTAATATAGAACTTATATCCATCATCATTTTTTAAGTATGCATAATAAGTGTCCTTAAACGTATCATCCATTTCAACCGTCTTGTCATTAAAATTAACACCTAAAGCGTAATCAATACGTTTAAAGCCGTTATCATCATCCACCCAATTATTGAATAATGACACGCAATCTTTATAAAAACGACCGCTTAATTCATTAAACATGTTAATTTCATTAATCTTACCATCTTCAGGATTGATTACTTGGTTGATACTTGTCGCACCAATCAGTAACAGCATCAATTTAGGTGAATATAACGAAAAGACTTCATAATCTAGAATATCATCGTAAATTTTTTCATAATTATAAAATTTAGACGCAATTGATTTTAAAAACAAAAATGCTCGACCCTTTGCGTTGTTTTTATAATAATATTTTTGACCGAACAAACTTACATTTGTCTTCGTATCCAAATCATCATCAAGACCATTGATAAAAGTAATTGTAAAATTAGAATAACTATCTTCTAAACGTCCCGTTTCTTTTAAACTTATGTCTTGGGGTTTAATAACTTTAGATTCATCATCTGCACTAAAACCATAAGTAAAATTTAAATCAATTTTTGTTTGAACCTTTTCTGTCGGTATTAAATTATCACCGTTACCATTTGGAACGTTAATAGTCATTAATTTAGCAGAAGAACCAAATTTAGGGCGAATATTATGCTTAATGTTAAGATAATCGTAATAATCATTAATATTAAAAGGCTTAACTAAATTTTTGGTATAATCGTCAAAATCTCTTGACATTAATGCCTTTACTTCCGATGTGAAATTATTGATATTGTCATACTTTCGGAAATTCGGCTCGATTATGCCAATATTACGTCCTGTGTCTGTTTCGATATATTTAGACTCTGTAAGTCTTTTATCAGTTTCGCCAATTTTTGTTACGTCATAATCTTGATAAGGGATATTATAATTATGATTATCACCAACTGTATAATGGAATAAATTTAAAAAGCCGTTTTTATCAAAAATTGCTTTTTTACCCCAAGGCATCGTATCATTATTGGTGTTTTGACCAACTGTTTCATATACATACTGATAAGTAAAAGTACCGCCTTCTTTAATAGCCGTTATAAAATTAGGTGTGAAACTATTTTGGCATAAATTTATGAAATTTATTGCGTCTACTTCGGCAGAAGCACCAATTGCATTAGATGAACTAAATACTTCTGTTGGAGAATTTGTCAAAGTAACACATAACGCCCTCATTATGATTCGACCAGCAACTTCCTTAAAATTATTGAAATTTATTCCTTCCCAAGGGTTAACCATTGCCGTAAAGTCAGACATACACACAGGATATCCCATCGGAAATGACAAAGTATTAACTTCAGTTCCACTATTGCTTTGCAAGTTATTACTTGCTGTCGTTAAAACGTTCGCGACATTTCTTACACCTTCCAAATAAGATTCAATCAAATCAATTTCTGGCACTAAAGAAGAATCTGATATTACATCGCCAATCCATGATAATTCTTTTACTGTATTACCATTGTTATCGATTTTTTCTATATGAGTTTCAGGAAATGCTCCAACAACTTGTGAAGAATCAACCTTTAAATCTATATTATTTTCAGTTAATCCTATTTGCGACAAAGTACGCTGATGGTTATTTGCCTCAATTGCAGTACTTTTAATACAATGAACCAATGTCTCTAAGTGAGCCATTAAAATTTTCATTATATTATAAATGCTTGGTTTAAATCCTAAACAATCTTCGACAATTTGATTACTTTTTTCAGTTAATTTTTTAGTCGCATAATTTACATTATTCTTTGCTGCATCAATGCTAGATTTAATTTTTTCATTAAATTCGAAACCATCCAATACCCAAATAACTTCATCTTTTTCAATTCCTTTTTGCTTAAAGTCATTATTTAAGGTGATATTGTGTTTTGTCAATAAATTTTCTAAATCGTTTAATGAAATAGTTGTTAGGCTATCTGGTATTTTAGATAACGATAGCGTAGTCGCAGACTTGACCGAATTATCGAAAGATTCTTTTGAATATTTAATATTTTCTTTGTTTGCGTAAGATTTGTCTTTTTTTGCCTTGAAATAAAAGCAATTATAACCGCTACGATAAGTTTCTTCTTCGACTGTTTCTATGTAACGGTCAAACAAATCTTGATAAGCATTATTTACTGTTTCAAGATTTGTCTGTTCTTCAGTAAAACGCTGCAATTCGGTTCCTTCAGATGATGTCTGAGGAATACTTGAAATTGATGATTTCGCATTAGCATAACGTTCAATTACTTGGCTTAACGTAAGCATATCTTTACCATCATCAAATTTAAAATGCTTATCAGCCCAATATTGCTGTCCGATTTTCTTCGAATATGGAGCCGTAACCAACGCATTCATTGTCACATCAGCCAATAATGAATATGCCCTACCGACCAATTTGACTGTTGCGTTGTAATTTCCTGTATTTGAATCAAACCTTGCACGGAAATCTTGGCAAGCCAACTCATAAGTTGTCGGCTCACCATAAAATCCTTTAACCATCAATCTAAAGATAGGATAAGGAAATCTAAAAAAAGACTTAAAGAAAGAACCTTCAATATCGGGATTTGCCAAGCCACTAACTCCATTAACGGTCTTATCGTGTCTAAATTCTTCAGGACCAAATAAAGACATACCTTTAATGTCGGTAAATTCAATCGTGACTTCTGGTACAGCATAATTGTTATATGCAATGTCAATTGAATTGATACCGACCATTTCTCCATTACAAATGCCTTCTTGTTCTGATATGTCAGCATAAGTAGTAATTTGATATGGGGCAGTTGTTAAATAATTTCTTACAACGCCATCATTATCAGTTAATTTACTTCCTTCAAAAAAAGATGTACGATGCCCATTGGCACCAGAACTGAAAATCATGTGTATTATCTTATTGTCACCGTTTTGTACCACGTCAGATGTTCTTTGAGGTACTTCAACTGACAAATCCACAACAACACAATAATTTTCCATATCGATTTGATTCATATCGATATGTACGCTTCCATCTGAGTTTTCCTTAATGTCAGCATTTTCATAATTTGGCTCTATGTAAAAAACGTTATTAATAACTTGTCCTGCCATAAAAATTATACGGTTTTTCTTTTATTTTTGGCTTCTGTATTATATGCGATTATTGTACTATCCAATGGATATGGTATTCTCAATAATGAATTGTTAGGAATGGCAAACTCCAAAGAACCGACTTCTGGGTTCGCTTGGAGTATTAGCCATCCATAATTGGCATCTTTATAGTATTTGTATGATAGATTATCTAATCGAGTCTGCCCCCTAACGTAATACTCATAATAATCAGTACTTTTCTTAGGTATCTTGATGAATGGTATTATATCAGACTTGACACCATCTTCATTAAAACTTGAATAACGACTTTGTGACATAATTTACTGTTTATTCCTTATTATCTTTTCCAAACTCAGCTCGGCTATCATATACTGATGTATTTGCGTAATAGTTAAATGTTACGGCATTTTGAAGTTTTGTGATAGGAGCCTTCAAATCGCTACCGCCAATAAAATGGAATGATATGCTAATATCTGCCATCATAGGCATTACACCAATACCTTCATCGTTCATATCCCAAGCAGCGTTATCATAATTATATTGAATATCCGTAATGATAATTCTTGTATTGAAGAAATCTCCAATACGAAGTACACAGACTGGTGGCGCGCCAAATGAAAGGTTATTAGCCGATTTGTATTGGCTGTTGTCAGATGCTGAATGTGTGCTTCCTTGTCTTACGCATTGCTGCAAGAAAGTTAAACGAGCGTTAAAACCTTCAGGTGTCATTGAGTGAAAGAGCGGATTGAAAGTTTTAATCTTCTGTGTAATCTTACTGTAAGTCATACTATCATTTCGCTGCAAATCGCTGAAATATTCATATTCACCGCCGTAGATAGTTGTATCTTCAGTTTTATTATTAAGACTTTCGATACGTTTTAAATTGTCATATAGTTTTTTCTTGTTAATTTCAATAGAACTTGAAGTTGACAATTTTATAATTTCGTTATAAGATGACAAAAGATTGTCTGACATATCGATTATGTTATTTTCCTTAACAATTTCATTAGCCTTATTCATCATTCTTGCTGTTATATTATCACCTACGTTAATATTATCTTGCGACACATTATCGTATGATAACGGTTTAACAGTACCTTTATGAAATTTCAAGGTTACCTTCGCACAACGCCATGCTTTAGCATCTTCAGCATTATTGTCATATATATCGACACATTTTGATGATTGCTCAGTACCGAAAGTCGTAAACGTAACGTTACTAAATTTATTTTTATAAATAGTATCGTTTTTGAACCATTTTTCAATGGTCTTTGCTCGGTTTTCACTTAATATTGAGTTATTTGTTCCATAACCTTGCATTGAGGCAAAACCATGAATATTAACTTCATTTAACGTCAATGTGTCATCGGTAAACATTTTTTTAATCTGTAAGACATTTGGTACATTATATAAAGGTTTGGCACCATTATCATACAATATATTACTATTTGAAACATTAGTGTTACTTAATGCCATAAACATTTCAGCAAAACTAACAAACAAACCCAATGTATTATCTTTCCTTATTTCTTGTGCTCGTTTATAATTGACACTGTTAAATTGATAACTTCTTATATCCAAATAATTTGAAAAATTAGTCTTTTTATTTGAAGTTGTATATTTATTCAATTTAGGAACGTGAAAATATTCATTTTCATAACTCTTATCAGTACGATAGCCCCAATAATTTTTTGTAACCGTTGTTACTTTTTTCTTAGAAACTTTATTATAACGTGTTACTTTATTCTTGCTATCTGTTTGATATCTTAAAAGAGAAATTTGATTTGAATTTTCATCAGTTACAGTAACAAGAGGATTTGAGGTACTTTCGCTATCATTTAAACTCAAACCGCAATTTTCTCTCATTTCATAGCCACCGACATGAGCACCTTCGTATGAGTATGTACTATTTATCCATTCATAATCTTCATATCCATCTTTTAAATTTGAATTTACTATACGTCCAGTGCCAAGACCGTTTATCAAATAATTCATTGAATTAAACGTAGAGTCATCGACACCGCTATAGTCGTTAGGGAAATAAATATAAAATGTCAAATATTCATAACCAGGTGCTGCAACTTCAATTTCAGGGTTTTTAACCTCTTTTACTTTATCGGTTTTCTTTTCTGATGGCTTTACGCCACCATTTAAAATATCACAGCCAGCATAGAATCTTAATAATGTTTGCTCGGCACTATTAACATCATCCACATCGCCAATACTGTCTTCATTAACACCTTTTCTCCACTTATTTATACACTCTGGATGGTCTATCAATAATTTAAAATGCAAAGTACCACTTCTTTCCGAATTTGTATAAGTATATATGTTTTCTCCACGTCCGATGAATGAAGTCTGATTCCAATTTGCACGTGATGATTCACTAAAATTCAAATCATATGGAGGAAACCACATAATACGTCCACCCAAAGGTCCTATTTGGTCAGGTCTTAATTTATCAATGTCTCTTTTCCACGCTAAGTTTTCAATTGACAGCATACAGTTTCTGACATTCTTTTCGGTCGTTGGTGCATATCTCACTAATCCAGCCTCAGTTTTAACACCATATTTTTCCAAATGTATTTGTCCTTCGCCATCCTTACGTCTGACAGAACCAATATCAGACATCTGCAATGAGCCACCGTCAACTTCAAATGGGCGTATTGTGTCCGAAATTTTAGAATATTGATGATGATACGTCCATACACGACAATATGGGTTAGAATAACCATTATCTTTTGCGCCTTCATGGTCTTTCTTTAAAAGGTTACGACCTTTTGACTGTCCGTAATGGGACAAAGCCGTATTCTTTAATTCAGCATTTTCAGCACCAGTACCTTCGAATTCATCGGTATGAAAACGTCCGATAATTGTGCTTATTTCCTTATTTAAAAACATATTATTTGTTTTGTAGATAAGGTCTGGTTTTTCACTTAATACAGTCTTATTGTATTGACGATAAGTTCCATGCGCTGAACCCATATTGCCTTGGTAATCATTATCAACTCCACTTGTGAATGGAGTTTCTTTTGCTTGACCTTCGGCTTCAGCGTATTCATATAATGCACGGACGAAAATATTATCATTACCAGCATCTTTAATTATTAAGCGGTAAACTTGGTTCTTTTCGTTTTTGGCGAATCCTACATTGGAAGCCGTTATCACATCAAGATAATTTGTTCCGACTGTACCATTACCAACATAATATTTCTTTTTTGGTGTTCCTAAAACGTCTCCATTGTTATACACAGTAAGGTCTAAATCATCGCCTTCGCTAGAAGTCAAATCATAACCCAACATTGCTTTTGAATAAAAACGCTTAGTCGCAATACTTGATGAATTTAATAAACCTAAACTATATGTATTACTATAAAAATTACCATAACCATAGTAAAGGGTATCTATATCAGTTCCTTGACGAACATCAAGAAAATTACGATTTAATAAACCACTATCAAGTCCTGTTGCACCCCTAACTAAATTTAAGTTGTCATTTCCGTAAATATCACTACTATAAAAATGGTCTGTTGTAGACCAAGGGATGATGTCACCAATACGTTCTTTATTTGAAATAGGCCATCCGTTATTAATATAGGAAACACCATTTCTTAATCCATAAATACCATCTAAGCCGTAATATGAAAAGATTCCTTGCGTAATATGCCTTCTATTTTCTTCGTCTACGCTTTCAGCATTTCCATATGTAGGTTTATCATCTGGTATTGAACCGTTTTCTTTTACATTACTCAGCATCCTTCCAAGGGCGAAACTCGCAATAGATGCTAACTTAGTATCAGTAAAATCCTCGCCATTAGGGTTAATCGAACCATTTTCGACAATTGCTCTGCCGTTTGTAACATAGTCAAAATTTTCAATTACACCAACCGTCGGTTTAAAAAGTGCAGGATTAAAATCAGCAAGTCTTAAATCATCATTTACAAAATTATTTTTTAATTCCGAACCATAAACATTAGTTAAATAATCCAAATAATTTGCATATTTATTCTTATTTGAATTATTTAAGAACCAAGCCGATTCATAGACAGGATTTAATCGGTTATCTTCATAATCGTTATTAATATGTGCCAAAGTACCGATTGGCGTTCCATAACCGTCATCAACACGTTCGCTAGAACCAGCGTTACGTCTTAATGTGTTAAACATATATCCAAAATTTTTATTGGCAATACCAATCGGCTTGCTTAGAATACCGCTACGATATAATGTTTCATATGCATATCCAACAGAACAGCCAACAAACGCTGATAACAAATCCGAAAATGCTGTGCTATTCATTGAATTTGTCTTTGACAATGTGCTGCCTAATGACCAAGAATCACCAAGTGAAGGGTCAATTTTATTTGCTGTTTGGCGCACTTTGTTAATTGCGCTATTAGTTAAAGTATTAGTTTCTTTAAAGGCCTTAGATACTTTATTAATTGTATTACCAACTTTATTGCCAACTTTATCTATTTTAGCCATGCTTATTAATATTGATTTTTATAAAATAAATTTGTTTAATTCAAACTTCTGATGTTATTTGCGTTAGAAATACTTCCTACTGCATTTTTGTTAACTCCGATGCCTTGGTTCATTCGCTGATTCATACTGTTTTGAATTATGTTAACCAATTGATTTCTGAAATTTTGATTATTCATCAAACGAGAAGCCTCAATTGTACCGATACTACCACCCATATCCAATTTTAATGTTCCACTGATATTCAAATCAACTTTTCCGTAACCATTATTATCATTTTCTTTACTTTTCTGCATTTTTCTTTTTTTCGCCTCGTCTTGCTCGGCTTTAGTCAAAATGCGTTCTCCAGGCGTTACACGGACGATAACTCCGTCTCGTTTAGATTGGTCGCCAGGAACCACACCACCAGTTGCAAAACCTAACAAACTGAAATTACCATTCTCATCTTCAAAAAAACCACGTTCAGTACCATCAGCCCTTAATCCTCGACTTAAATTATGCTCAGTAATCATTAAGTCGTGCATACCGATTGTTGCAATATATGACTTTACACGTAAATTAGCCTCATCATCTTTTTCATCAACTCGTATTTTTGTTAATTCGGCATTTAAATCTTGTTTTGCTTGCTTATTTTCATCGCCATATAGCATTTCAGTAATATCATCACGGTATTGCTCAGTAACACCTTTAATTGCGCCAAAAGCACCACCAATAGCAGCACCTAAACCAGGGAATAACATGTTACCAAGTGCTGCATATGATGCAGTCTCTGAAAGGACATTAGCAATTTTATCTACATTAGAACCTTCTTCATATAAATCAAGTGCTTTTGCCCCAGCATTTAAAATATCAATTCCAAGACCGATATTTGCACCTTTAGCGAATTTACCAAAGTTTGGCATTGCGCGACCTAAAACTTTAGAACCAATCTTTTGACCATATTTAGTACTTCCAGCCATATAGCCAACATAAGCGGTATTAAGAGTTGCGTCAGCAGCCTTTCCAAAATCTGTTTGTATTGGCTCTTGATTTGCAATGTATGGCTGATTTTCAATATTATAATTATCTTGATTATTATATTGAGGATTAGCACTTTGAGAATTGCTATTTTGATAATTATTGGCTTGATTGCTATTATTTGGTTGTTGAGGGTTTGAATTAAAATCTCTTCGAATTGCGTTTGGGTCATTAAGTGCTTCGCTACTGTCTTGTGCAGACATTAATGCTAAAGCAGTTCCGATAGCCAAAGCAGTCAAGCCTATCTTTCCTTTATGCTTGCTCATAGCCTTAAACGCTGAAGCAGCCCCTTTACCAAGTTTTGAAGTACTAAGGTCTGGTACCTTATCTAAAGTCTTCCCTGCAAATTTGCCTATCGCTTTATTTCTCAATTCATTCCATAAAAATTTGCCACCCAATCCAAGCGCACCAGCAGTAATAACGCTTCCTGTTGCAAGATAAGCATTATTGGTAAGCGGATTCATTACCTTGTCTTTAAAGAAACTTGGTACGCCATTTATTAAACTTGCAATATTTGTTTTGGCACCTTCGATGAATCCAGTCTTATATTCATTATATGACTGCATATCATGTGCCTTGCCTTTAAATCTTTCAACCAACAAACTATGTATACCGTTGACATGTTTCAGCATATCATCGGAAGAATCGCTTGCATCATCCCTTATTTCAGATAAGATACGTGAATTGATTTTGTCAATCGTAACTGACTGTTCGCCTTCCTTATTTAAATAGTTTACCGTCCATTGACCTTTAGTCTTATCAAAACTTGCCTTTGATGCAAGCATTGACCAATCTTCATCTGAAAGTTTTGCCGAAGAGTTTTTTCTGATTTCTTCAACCTTAGACTGTTGGGTTGCCATATTAAAGGCATCCTCATAGTTAAGGTTCGCATATTTGGCTGCTTCACGCAATCTTCTCTTATCGATTGCCGACATATCCATCATGCCTTTTTCAGCATCAAAATATGCCAAATTTTTAAAACCAGAAAGTAATTTTTCTTGGAAGAGTTCAGCATCTGTCTGCGCAGCGGACATCATTTCCAATGGGTTTGAAAATGCTGCTGCAAAATTTCCTCCCAACATTTGAAGTTGGGCAGATGTTTCAATCGCTCCTTGTATGTTGTCAAATTGTTCAATTGACTTTCCGATTGACTCAAAATTAAATTTTAATTGCTGCGATTGAATAGCCATTTTGGTCAAACCGTCAATACCATTTTTAAAGGTAAATTGGCTTGACATTTTAATATTTTTGGCAACAGTAGATGTGAGAGACTTGGCATTTAATCCTGCCTTTTCTGCTTTTACAAATGCTAAAGCAATGTAATCTGTTGCAGTATCAACAGATGCGCCGAAATCGTCCATACCATTAACCATTTGGTTAAGGTTTTCAGGACCCGTGAATTTTGAAACGGCAAGCATATATTCTGTCTGTTCACTAGACAGCATCATTGCCCTCTTAGTTCCTTCTGTTAAATTCTTTTGAAACTCTGCAATTTCTTTTGTTGCAACACCGTAACGAGCACTTAAATGGCGATAGGTTTTTAATACACTTTCTCTAAATTCATCGGTCGTATCTTTTGTCAGACCCAATTCTCGCCCATAAGTCATCGTCTCATGGTCAACTTCTTTCCATTTTTCCCATACACTTGTTAATCCACGTACTATCTTATTATAACCTTCTGTTATAATTGCTACTGATTTAGCGTGTTTGTCAAGTTCTTTATTAATTTTACGCTGATTTTGAGCGATGTTTTCAACAGCTTCATCAATAGTTTCATAATGACCTTCTGCTTGTTCGATGTATTGCAACAAATCTTGGAATTCCTTTGACCTGTCATCAAACGCATACGCAGCCTTTATCTTATCGATAAGGTCAGCCCTTTTCTTAATTGCAGCATCAATTTGCTGAATTTCATTTAAATTGGTTGTATTGCTACGCCTTTCTTCTAATTTTTTCTTTTCACGAAAAGCATCTATCAACTTTTTAAGTTCTTTCTCTGATATACCATTTGTCTTGGCAATATCTTTGAAAGACTTGGAAATTCTATTTAAATCATCAGTCAATTCATCAAATGTATCTCGGATTGACTCTAGATATTTAACAAGTTCGGGACTACCAATAACGCTATCATCCTTATTGTCGAGTTTTTCTAATAAATCGCCAATACGGTTAAGTGCGCTTGCACTTGCGTTAATTATTTGGGTTGCGTCTGATGAATATGAAGCCATTTTATGCTATTTTAATGTTACATTATATATATAAATAAAAAAATCTTTATTTTTTTTGGCTGATTAAAAAATAAAATATACTTTTGCCGAAGTATTAATCTAAACGTAATAAAAATATGGGTAAAATACACTTTAAAATCGATGACGATATGTGGTATACGACTGATTCTGAAAATTTTTCGTCAGAACCTTATGGTACCGCTGCACTTATCTGTTTTATATTTGGTATCGCTGTGATAAGCATAACATATCTAATTTGGGGTTAAAAAAACAAATAAAGCGTAATCTTATTTTATTAAGACTACGCTTTATTATTTTATGAATTTTTGGTATGAAGTGATTTTTCTTTTTCAACGTCTTTATTATATTTATGGATTATATATTTTCTATCCTTGACTGGAAGCGTGTTTAAAACATCTAAAGGAATTTTAATATATTTCATGCATCCATAAAGTTCATCCCATAGTTCAGATTCATAATCAGGGTTTATTGAGGAAAACAAAATCGTCGAAGGGAAGAAAGGTTTCAAAAGAGCCACCCCCCAGACTCGCAGGACGTTCAACATCAACGACTAAGTTAACTCCAGGTTCGTTTTCCGTCCAATACTTAAAGAAAGCATTAGTATCACCAGCCTTAATTGATTTGATATATTCTTTTATATATTGCCTATCAGTATTGCCGTTAACAGACATTATTACGGTTTCCAACTGATTGGTTATCGCATGACTGAAACAAATCTTGCTTGGTCTTTTCGTCCATTCATTGAATGAATCTATGCTTTCAACTAATTTCTTCTTTTCTGCTTCAGACAAACTGTCATCATTATTTATCGCTCTTGACAAGAAATTTATGTGACGTTGTATTTCCAATACTTTCATATTGTCATTATCGATAGTATTTTTAAAATCAATATCCTTCTTATCTTTTCTTGTCAAGAATTTAAATTTGATTTTATCTTGTGAAATTGGCATCGTGAAATCAAAATAACCATTTTCATCACCTTTTAGTCTAAAAGGTTTATACTTCAATTTTGTCAAGTCAACGTCATAATTGATTTTTTGCTTGGTTAATGGGTCTGTTGCCTCAATTGGGAAACTAGCGCCATAAGCGGTTACACGAAGCCATAGCAAAATGGCATCAGCATCACCTGTGCAAAGATTATCAATATTAAAATCCTTTGATACAATCTTTTTCTTTAAAAGGAAATCAATTGCAAGACCATTCGAATACATATTAGGCGAAGTAAGATAGTTTTCATCATTTGCTGTCAAATAACTTACCGCTAAACGTTTGGTTTTATTTGGATAACATTCTCCGTCTGATGGCAATGGAATCATATCATAGACAGCATTTGTTACAATTGCATCAAAAGGCGATGACTCTTCGTTTATCTCTTCCGTATGCTCTTCGCTAATCAAGTCAAGTTCATCATCATCTTTAGGTTCTGTATCATCCCATTCATCTTCTTCTGGTTCAAGCAATGATGGTGGGTCTTCATCCAAATAAAGATTATCCGAATAAGGTGAAGAAATTTCTTCTGTCGGTTCGTCTTCGTCCAAATTTATTTGAATTTCTTCGGCATCTTTAGCTTCATTTTGCTCGTCACAATAAAAATCATTGACAATTTCATCAAAATGTTTTTCAAGATTATCAACATTAGGGTCATCACTACTTACATACAGCAATTCAAGTTTACTGAGGCTATCCAAATCTTTTATTTTAGATATTGTACGGTTCATAGCCCATACTATTTCCATTATTTGTTTAACAAATTTGAATTTGCCCATTTGTATCTTTTCTTTTGCTGGTTTATCTTTCATCTTTTGCAAAGTGGTACGATACATATCGTATTGCGCTTGCAAAAGTTTAGAATTCAAATTATTTGTTTCTTTTTGGTATTCCGAAATATTATCCATATTTTTTATTTAAATAATAAAGGCTAATGTTATTAGATTCAATGCTTTTTTACAAAATATTTAATTTATTTATATTTCTTGAATTACGGCTATTCTTATTTTTCTTAATGTTTCCGCCAAGCAATTGTTTTTTTAGCATCAGCATAACAGATTCAGGACTTTTACGGATTTCGTGCTCCCATATTCGAATTAAAATCATACCATGAATAGCAGCCCATTTGTTTTTCATATCATCTACATTATGCGCCCTTTTTTGAAATCCTTTCAAGTCTTTTGCCTCATAAATATCCATGTTTCCATGCCAATAATCGCCGTCAATTTCTATTAACGTATTATGCGACGGAATGTAAAAATCATAGAAACGCTTAATGTCTTTAGCCTCGAATTGATATTCATAATCAATACCAAGTTTATCCAAAAAATTAGATGCAAAATCTTTTTCCAATTTAGATGTTCCATACATCGGATGCTTTTTTTGCCGTGTTTTCTTATAAGTCGGCAGCATTTTTGGTTTTGTCTCCTTTTTTTTAGGGGTCTTCTTTTTTTTGGCTATTTTAACTTCGTTGACTTTATTAACTTGTTTCATCGCTTTTTGATATTTTTATTAAAAAAATAATTCCTCAGAATTTTCACGGTTCTAAGGAATTATTAAAATTTTTATTTTAAAATGAATCAAACTGAGTCTACCATTAATATGCTAATATTGCATAATAGAATTGTAAAGTCACCGTAATGTTCGCTAATGAGTCATCAGAATAAGACAAATCTCCATATGAAGAATCACTAGGGAAAGCATCGACTAAAATCCACTTCTCGACGCAGACACCAGTCGGGTCAAGCATTTCAATTTCAACATCACGTTTGTATCCAGCAGCATAACCTTGTCTACCAGTTGGGGATTCGGAAATCAAACGAACCCATTCTTGGATTGCTTGCGCAGTAGACGGACCTATTAAATCCCTAAATGTTACCGTAATCGGGTCCCATGAATAACGACCTACGATTTTATCAGATGTATTTAAAAAAGGTACATCAACAACATTGCTTTTGTATGATGGACGGCTTGCTGATTCTACATTATATTCTGCGATACCTAAATCGGAAGGAAAACGGATGAGAAATCTATTTTTTCTTTTAGGTTCATTTTGTTTAACGTTATAAAGACAATCTGCCATAATATTAATATTATTTTTATTATAAATATGCTTGTATTAATTTTTTTATAAAAAAATAATTTATTTTTTTGCTTTTTTGAATTAACTTTTATATATTTGCATCCATAATTTTAAAACATATACAATAATGGGAAAATGTTATACATATACAATGAAAGTTGGCGAAAAAAAATTAACTTTAAAAGACTTTAAACTAATATTCGATGAATATAACAAAAAATATTTTTATGGCAAATTAGGTGATTGCCGATTTATGTGGCTATGTGGTAAAGGGTATAACGGAAAATATATGTATGATAATGGAGTTTCAACAATTGGCATTAAACGCAAGCCAAATCACCCTGTTACCGATGAATACCTTGAAGAACTTATTATACACGAAATGATACACATGTATGTCAGAACAATCGAAAACGTGAAACTTGATGGCTTGCTGGGGCATGGGTTTCATTTTAAAAAACATTGCTTGCGTTTATATAAAGATTATGGGATAAAAATTGATATTGTTTATTTGGCAAAACGAAATAGTTGGTGGCGCAGATTATTAATGTATTTATTTTGTTGGTAAATAAAAAAGGAGAATATTTAAATTCTCCTTTTTTATTATTTACGATATGCTTTACCGCCTAATTGTTTAATTTTACTTGCTCTGTTATCAGCAATACCAGTTAATGTACCATAACGACCCTTATTGTATGAACCGCCAATAAATTGGGCAATTGTCATATTAGGGTTAATCTTACGAGAATTAACCAATTGACCTAATTGCGCGATTAGGTCACTGTAATAATTTAAATCTCCTTGTGCTTGCCAACTATCACGCGCATGATTAAAACGGTCTTTAACAGTTTCTCCTGAACCATTCAATGCTGTTGTTGTTGCTGCTTTTACTTGATTCCACTTGTCACCAAACCAACCTTCTTCAATTAAACTTTTTTCTACGCATTCAGAAATAAAATCGCATAACTCATTTTCAGTTAATTGTATTTTAGAGTTTCTCTTTTTATTTTCTTGAAGAACGGCATTTATTCTTTTCTCGACAAGTTTATTAAAGTCACTTTCGTTTAATTTTATTGTGCTCATATTTTAATTTGTATTATTTATTATCAATTTCATCTTCTTCTTCGGATAGACATTTATCACAAAGAAGCCATATTTTCTTTAATAAATCATAACGTGGATTTTGTACATCTTGTGCATATGCTTGAATGCCTTGAAGAGTTAATTCACGAATATTATTGATTATATTCTCGATGTCGGCTTCTCCGTTCAAAGAATCATCTTCATTTGCATCATCTTCAGATGGCAAAGCCTCAACATCACCAGCCGTAGGGTCTACTTCGTCAGATGCAATTTCATCATCTAACGTATATGCCTCGTTTAACATCCGTTTGTAATTGTCTATTTGTCTATATATTTTATAAAATTCGCTTTTCATATAAAAAAATATCTTTATTATAAATATTAAAGAAAACTATTTATTTAGCAATCGCTTCAATCTTTTTTTATCATTAAAAAAGTCATTTACTGATTCTTTTATCAATTTACGGAATGATGATTTTGTGATTCTATTCTCTTTAAGAATGGCATCATTATCGATTATCTTTTTTCTGAGAGAATACCATTCTTCTCGCAAATCATCATCCCAATCAATGCATTCGGAATCGCAATATTGTATCCAACTCCATTTAACTCCTTCACCTCTAAACGCATTAATTGATATCTGAGTCAATATCTGTTCTATCTCGTCTCTTGTTGTGTTCATAAAAAATAAATTTATCTATTATATTAAAAGTTAAGGCTTAAATTTGCTTACGTTAGGTATTACGTCTCTTCTAATACGTCTTTCATATTCTGAATCGGGTTGATTCATTATTTCTTTTGAACGTTCAGGATTTTCTTCATCTCTATGACCAAAAGAAAAACAAAGACCACCACGGTTATAATCAAATAAATTGTCAGCCCAATCGTTTATGTTTGAATATTTATCCTTATTGTAAACGTCAGGATAACGCTTTTCTAATGCATTTTTTGCATATTTACGAGTTTCAGATGCTTTTTGCCATTCACCTCGATTTAATTGTCTTGCATGTAATCGTCCAAGCAGATATTGGAATTTAGGCGTATCACCAATTTCGTTTAATATGTTATTAACTGATTCATTAATAAGTCTGTGAAATTCTGATTCAGTTAATTTTATTGTGTTTTTACCCATATTTTTTATATATATTTTCTAATAAATATTTTAATAAAATTCATTATCTGAATATTTTTAACAGTGAACTACCCACGAACTGAAGATTCGTGGGCTTCGGATTTCATCGCTGACTGCCTACGAGTAGGTCTTACATCTGCTCCCTCCGTATAATCGACCGT